ATCATCATCCCCTTTGCCGACCACGGACTCAGCCAAAACCAGCAACCCCTCGTGGCGCAGGTGGGCTATGGATTGCGCTCGCCCGATGCGCAGAATGGCCTCTACGCGGATATGCTGAAGCCGTCGATGAAGCTGGCCACCCTTGTCGACCGCATTATCACCGAGGCCGGATTCTACTATTCCTCCGACTTCTTCGCCTCCGACTTCTTCACGGGCATATACATGACCCTCGGCACGGAGACGGAGAACCTCACCACAGGAGACGCCAACCAGTGCCTTGTCTATCAGGGCTCAGACCAAGCCATCAGCACGGCGGAGACATGGGTCAACGTAGAGCTGGACGACGAAACAACCGCGGGGACCTATGATCCCGACGAAGCCTTCAGCGTGGGGAGTCATGTCTACATCGCGCAGGAGACAGGCATCCACCGCTTCTTCGTGCGCTTGCAAGTTCAGACCACTTTCGCCAATAGCGGAAGCGGCGACACGCTGGACGTCATTGGGCGCATCTCAATAGGCAACGTTTCCCAAGGCTCGGCTACGGTGCAGATGGTGGAGGGCTCCTCGCCTTCATTTGTGAGTGATGACAATCGCCGCATCGAGTTCACCGTAGAGTGCCTGATGAACGCAGGTGACGCGGCCCAAACTCAGGTCTACTACCACAACAACACCTCCGGGGATACGATAACGGTCAAGGGTGTCGTCCTTGGATTGCCCACCACCCGCCTGCAATGCCTCCGGGCTCCAGGGGGAGAGGTCAATGTCCCCAAGCTGCTCCCACGCATCAAGCAAAAGGAGCTCATGGCGGACCTCTGCCAACGCTTCAACCTCGTCATCGAGGCAGACCCGGACAATCCCAAGCGGCTCTACATCGAGCCATATGAGGACTGGATCGCGGACGGAGTCGATACCTACTGGACGGACAAGCTCGACCTCGACAAGGAGCGGACCCTCATGCCTACCTCGACCCTGAAGTCCTCCCGGATTGTGTTTCAAGACAAGGAGAGCGGCGATGTAGGCAACGCATACATGACCGGCACCTTGGGCCGCAAGTATGGCACCTACGACCAAGACATAGATGACGAGTTCGCCACGGGGGAACTGACCAACAGCGCCGTCTTTGCGCCGTTCTTCGTGTATCCAGTCCCGACCCTCGAAGGCGACCCGAACACCATCAACGACTTCTTCCTTATCCACCGCTCATATGAGAAGGACGGGGTCGGAGTCAAGCACGTCTCCCAGCCTCCGAAGCTCTTCTTCGCGATTGGGTCGCAGGACATACAGGACACCTACTACCTCGGCGGGACGGGCTTCTCTTCGTACCTGTTCTGCTCTCCGTTCAATGAGAGCCCCGTGGACGGAGATACCCAGAGCCTGACATGGAACTCGCAGGACTTGCCCTTTAGCGCAACAAACGCGCTGCTCAATGGCGACCCGAATCCAGTCCCAGCTATCGGCCTTCAACGCTCGTACTGGTCGTCCTACTTGGCCGACATCTACGACGCCGACGCGCGGGTGTTTGAGGCCCACCTCTACCTCACCCCCTCCGATGTGCGCAACGTGCGCTTCAACGACCGCTTCCACATCCTTGGGGCCACGTACAAGCTGACCGAAATCAGCGGCTACCAAATCGGGACCGGCGAGTCCGTCCTCTGCAAGTTCCTCCGCGATCTTGGGCGCTCCTCCTTTGGGGCCTGTCAGAACGTTCCGAGCACATCCAACGCCAACGGGACGGTCACCTTTGTCGACCCCGACGGCAACAACGTCACAGACCCCGGACAGCAATGCTGTGAGGCGTTTGGGTACTACTACGACGCCACGACCAATACCTGCCGCTGGCAGAACCCGGCAGACGATTCCGGCGACCCCGTCCCGCCATACCCACCGACGGACCCACAGGACCCATTCCCGAACACCAACGGCGACACCCCTGGCCCCGTGTCTCCCTTCGGCTCCAATGTGGTCTCTACCGATAATGGCAGTGGGACCCAAACCATCTTCTCCAAGTTTACCCTTACAGCCGAGACGACAGACGCCACCGCCACGGATGTCTCCGCGCCCTTGGGCACGGACATCCAAGTGGATGAGAACACCATAGCCTCGGGTGTGATGCGCATCAACTCCACCACGGTGGGGGGGACGGCAGGTACGGCGTTCACTTCCAAGTTTGAGACGTGGCGCTTCCTTGCCAATGGCAGGGCGGGAACGGTGACCTTCTCGGCCACTTCGGGCACAGCCCTCACCAGCGGCTCGCCGGGCCAGCGTCGGGGCACCGCCTCCCTGACTGACGGGGTACTGACCTTCAGCGTCAATGGGGAATCGAATCAAATCATCAACTGGACCCTCGAGGTGGAGATGGTGCGGATGTACGCCACCAACGAGGTCGAGTACCGGGACGCACTCCTCACCGAGGGCGGGGCACGCATTGCGGGGCTGAATGACCGCGTTATCTTGAAGGGGTGAAGGAATACCTCGACAGCATTGGGCGGGTGATCCCCCGCGTCTTGGAAGTGGCGTCCCAATACGAGCTCCGCGGCAACCCGGACTGCCTTTGGTTATATGGATACTATGAGTGGGGTCGCCCGTGGTGGCGGAAAGTCCTGCTCGGAGTAAGCAATGGCGCAGGACTACGAAATCAACGTAAAAGTCACAGGGGTTGACCAGGCCACGAAGTCGGTCGACGACCTGACCGACTCACTCAAGGACGCCGGGGAGCAGTCCTCCCAGCTTGGCCTCTTGGACAAAGTCACGGGCGGGGCCGTCTCCGGGTTCAAGAATGCCACGGCAGGGGTCAAGACCTTCATCAATGGCCTGAAGCTCACCCGCGCCGCTGTCATCGCCACGGGTATCGGTGCCCTGGTTGTAGGGGTGACGGCGTTGGTCGGAGCCTTTACCAAGACCCGCCGCGGGGCGCGACTCCTGAAGACCATCATGGCGGGACTCGGTGCTGTAGTCGAGCAACTCACCGCCCGCTTCCAAGCCATCGGTGGGTTCATTGTGGACCTGTTCAGCAAGGGACCACAAGCCGCCGTCAAGCAGTACAAGGAAACCCTCGACGAGTTGCCCGGCTCCCTACAGGAGGCCGTCAACAAGGCGATGGAACTCGAGCGAGCCACCCAAGCCCTGACCGATGCCCAGCGTGCCCTGACCGTGCAACGTGCTAAGGATCGCGCCGAGATTAAGGAGCTCAACATGGTGGCGGAGGACACCACCCGCACCCTTGAGGAGCGAGAGGCCGCAGCACAGAGGGCCATCGAAATCGAGAAGGGACTGATGGCCGAGCGGGAGCGCATCGCCGCGGAGGAGCTGCGCATCGCCCAAGAGAAGGCGGCTATGTCGGACACCTCCGACGAAGACCTCGACAGGCTCGCAGAGCTCGAGGCCAACCTCATCAATATCCGCACGGAGTCGGTGGAGCTTCAGACTACGCTCAACAACAAGCTGAACACCATCCGCAACCAAGCCGCGGCAGAAGCGGAAGCGGAAGCCAAGCGCATCGCAGACGCCGCAGCCGAGAAGCGGAAGGCAGAAGAGGAAGCCGCCGCCGCCATCCTCAAAGCGGAGCAGGAAGTAGCGGACGCCCTCGACGCACGGGACCGGCAGAGCCTCGACGCACGGACCAAGGAAATCCTCGCCCTCGAAGACTTCTACAATGCCCAGCTCGACAAGGCCGGAGAGAACGCCGAATTGGTCGCCCAAATCGAGCAGCAGAGGGAGGAGGAGTTGGCCGCCATGCGGGACCGCTTCCGAATGGAGGACGCAGCCAAAGCCGAAGAAGCCAGGCAGAAGGAAGCAGCTGCCAAAAAAGAGCAGGACGAAGCAGACCAGGAGCGTGAACAACAGCATCAAGACGCCATTGCCGCCCTGCGGGAGACGGCCATCAGTTCCACCTTCGGCATCTTGAGCAACCTCTCCAAGGCGTTCGAGAAGGACACCGAGGAAGGACAGCGGAAGGCGTTCAAGCGCAACAAGGCCATCAGCATCGCCGAGACCTTGGTGAGCACATACCAAGCCGCGCAGAAGGCATACGCCTCACAGATGACCCTGCTCACCCCGGACGCGCCCATCCGCGCACAAGTGGCCGCAGGTATCGCCGTGGCTGCGGGTCTGGCTAAGGTCGCCGCCATCAAGTCCACCCAATTCGGTGGAGGAGCCAGCGCGGGCGGAGCCACAGGGGGAGGCGTTGCCGGTGGGGGCACCCAATCCGTAGGCGTGGACGTGGGTACCCTTGTCCCTACCGCCGGACAACCCACACCGGAACCCGTTCGGGCATATGTAGTGTCGAACGAGATTAGCAACAAACAGGCCCTCGATAGAGAGCTACAAATCCAAACGACGCTATGAGAACCGTGGAGCTTTTGATTGACGAGGAGCAGGAGGACTTCGGCGTGGAGGCCATCTCCCTGGTCAAGTTCCCCGCCATCGAGGAGAACTTCGTGTACTTCAACAAGGAGCAGAAGTTGACCCTCGCCAAAATCGACGAAGACCGGCAGATGCTCATCGGCCCGGCCTTGATTCCGGAGAAGATGATCCCGCGGTGGGACGATGAGAAGGAGGAAGAGTTCGAGGTGTACTTCTCCAAGGAAACCGTGGCCAAGGCTGCGGAGCTGTTCATGAAGCAGAAGCGCAACGACGAGTACACCGTCGAGCACCAGTCCAAGGTTGACGGGCTGTCCATCTTCGAGTCTTGGATTGTAGCCGACAAGGACAAGGACAAGGCCGCCGTCTACGGGTTCAACGTCCCGGTCGGGACTTGGATGGTCTCGGTGAAGGTCCACAACTCCGACGTCTGGATGGACGTCAAGGACAAGAAGTACCGGGGGTTCTCCATCGAGGGGTACTTCATCGACAAGCTCATCAAGATGGAGGACGTCACGGTGGACACCATCGCCGAGGCTCTGCGCGAAGTGCTCGAGCCTGCTGCATACCTCGACGGGAAGCCCCTCTTTGAGACAGCATTGGAGGCCAATCTCATGGCCGAGGCTTTGGGGTGTGAGGGACACCACAAGCACACGATCAACAACCGGGTCCTGTACATGCCCTGCAAGACCCACGAGGCCCTCGACCCCCTCTTGGCAAACGAATGAAAACGCGATATATCCCGCATTGAAAACTCGACCCATGTCCGTTATTGAAAAACTCAAGGAGGCCGTCCGTTCCGTAGTCGATGCGGAGCGTCAGGACCTCTACGCCGAAGCCCGCCTCAATGATGGCCGGGTCGTAGCAACTGAAGCCGAGGAGTTCTCCGCCGGCGCAAACGTCCGCGTGATGAGCGAGGACGGCGAAGCCCAACCCCTCGAGGCTGGCACCTACGAACTCGCCGACGGCGGTGAGCTGAAGGTGGACGCCGACTCGAAGGTGCAGATGATGGAAGAGGAAGAGGAGAAGGTCGAGGCCGCAGAAGAGGAGGAGAAGGACGAGATGAGCGCGGTGAAGGCTGCCCTGGTCGACAAGTTCCAAATCTCCGAGGAGGTCGCCGAGCAAATCGTGGAGGTCGTCAAGGACGCCATGACGCCGGCTGAAGAGGAGAAGGAAGAAGAAGAAATGGAGGAGGAGAAGAAGGACAAGGAAGAGATGTCTGCCCTCACCGACCTCACCCACGAGATGGCCGTGGCACTCGAAGCCATCAACAAGCGTCTGTCCAAGCTGGAGGAAGAACCCGCCGCCCAGCCTGACCGCGTGCTCCCCAAGCAAGAATTCAAGCAAGAGACCAACCCCAACCTCAAGGGGGTGGATCGTGCGTTCAACATCATTTCCAATTTCTCATGAAGTCCCAGAAGTACAACTTCGACATCACGGTGACCGACAACACCTACGCCGGTGAGTTGGCCCTGCCGTACGTTACCGCCGCCGTCACCGGTGCGGAGACCATCGCAAACAACCGCGCCCGCCTCATCGAAGGCGTGGTCCACAAGGCCGTTGTTTCCAACTTGAACATCACCGACCCCATCCAAGCCGCCGCGTGCGCAGGAACGTCCGGAACGAACCTCGACCTCACGGAGCAGGTGTTGACCCTGAACGACTTGATGGTCAAGGAGACCGTTTGCCGCGGAACCATCTTCCCGACGTTCATTGCCGCCCAGGGCCGTATGCGCCGCGACGGTCAAATCCCGCCGGA